AAAACAAAATGAAGCCAACAAACCTAAAACACTGGAAGTGATTGACGATGACCCATCAGGTAAACCGTCAAGACCACCGCTACCGGGTGAGACGCCCGCTCCCGCGCGAGATAGGCGTCAAAAATCTGTTGTGCAATCAGACCTTATGATCACAGGCAACCTAACCACAGCGGGTATTCTTGAGTTTTGCGGTCAAATCACAGGTGATCTTAGTGCCGATACTCTCTTTATAACTGAAGACGGACACATAAACGGCAAAGTCAGAACAAAGCACATCACAGTCAGCGGCACTCTCACCGGCAACTTGGTGGCTGAGGATGCAACGTTTAAAAGCAAAAGTGCAACCAAAGCAGACATCCAATGTGAACGTGTGTCTGTTGAAGCAGGCGCCATTATTGATGGCCATATGACGTGCAAGCCGAAACACTCCACTCAAGATTAAAGAAGTCATCGCATTATAAAAAATTTCTGCTAAGTTTGACTGGCTAATGCTTGGGGGCAAGGAGCAGAGATTTAAACCATTGGGACTTGATTTTAAAAAGCCAAAAGGCAAAAAGAGTAGCCTTAAACCGTCAATGTTCATGATCCTAGTTATCGTGGCTCTAGCCCTACTGGTTTTTATCTTAAATCTCCTGAGCAGCTATATTCCAGTTTAAAGCACATCATCAGGTTGACGTCAGTTTCTCATGATAGCGGCTACTCTTAAAAGCAGCTGGTGAAGGCCCTTCAAAAACAGTCTCATTCCAAACTATTCGCCACAGTACTATTCGCCACAGTATAGTGTAGAACAACGACGACAATGGCGGCTTTTAAACTGGCCCCACCCTCAACAGGAAGATCAACAGGCTCAGGCGCCTCTGGCTCGACCCAGTCACATAACCCCCGCAATGTCGGGTCCGCAGATATAACCATGCTGATCTGGGCGCAAAGCGCGTCAAAAAGTGCATCCCGGTTTGACGCTGACTGCACGATAACCTCAAGCTCAGCGCGGTGCTGGAAGTGATAGGTTAACGGAGACAGGGTCACGTCTGGCTCTCCCGGGGTCCCGTCACGTAAGATGATCAGCCCTGCAGGCGGAACGCGCTCCGGCAGCACTTCTCCACGCAAAACGGGCACATGAGCGATCGTGTTGAGCAGGTCCGCCAGAGCGGTTAGGATGGTTTCTCGGGTGGTGGGCATTGAGTTCTTCCCAGGGATGGCTATGTCAATGAGCATACTGGCAGAGGTAATTACTTCCGCTATAGGAGGACTGAACATGAATACATCTGTAGTTACCGTTCGCGAAATTGTGGCGCAAAAGTTTGATCTCAACGCGAATGAACTCACGCATGAGACGTCTTTCATCCAAGATCTCGGCGCGAACAGCCTTGATAAAATTGAGCTGGTCATGCTGTTAGAAGAGGCGTTTGAGCTTGAAATTATGGATGCAGAGTCTGAGGAAATCATAACCGTTGGTGACGCAGAGGCATTTGTCCAAAGAGCCTTGAGCGCTAAACGCTAAGCCTATCGAGCCAGTTCGCAACGATCAGCCCAGGCACCGCTGCCTGCACCCGATCAGCATCTCGCCCCAGATTGAGCCGCTTCGCTAGTTTCACCTGCGGCACCAAGAGAAAGATCGGGACAGTACTTCGTCCACGTCCCGTTTTGGACCGGGAGGCCATGCCCAGCCCACGATTGTTCAACCGACCATCTGCCACGAGCAAGCTTGGCCCTCTACGTCGATAGACAAACCGCAGGCGAAGACCGCGCCGGTTTTCCCATTCGTCAGGGGTCAGCGCCTTTCCCCGGCGACCTTTGCCTGCCGCTGGCGTTGGGATCGCAAGCCAGAACCCGTCCTTTGAGCGGATCAATGGTCCGGTGTTATGCGCCCCAATGATCTGGGGTGCGTTGGACCAGACCAGAGCTGCGGCTTTCAAACTTTCGCCAGTTTTCGGATAGGTTTGGCTCCGGATCGATTTTGACAATCGTTGACCAAGACCCGCTTGGGTGATCTGCCCTCGCCAGGCGGTTTTCAGGTCCGTGCTGGCCTCTCGCATGGCTGTGCTGACAGCCTGTTCGCCTGCTTTGATCTCGGCCGCCATCACGGCAATGAGATCGGGTTTGATATCAAGGCCCAATTTCATGCTGGGGTAAGCTCAATGGTCCAAACCAACCGCTCGCGATCGCGCATGGGTTCACCCTGGATCAGGAAGGTTTCTTCGCCAATCAAAATTTGTTCCTGCGGTCGAGGATTTGGGATAGCCGCCACCCGGACATCAATCCGGGTGGTATTTGAGATAAGCCGGGACGCACCGAAATCGGTGAGATCATCAGGACGCCTCAGGATGCCACGAGCACAGCTAAATTGCCCCTCAAGATCGCGGTGCCAGATCTCTACAGAGAGATTGTCATCCAGAAACAACACGCCAAGCGCCTCAGCGAAGGCTGTCATCATGTACGCTTGGCCGAGCGCAACACCTGCGGCCGGGTGCAAATCGGCAATGGATTGCTTTCGATCTCTAGACGCACCCATTCATCCCGCTCCCGATCAGGGATCATACGCGCATATAGCGGCAAGCCGATCGTGTTGACCGTCTCAAATGTATCGGCCGGAGCGAAGTAAATCTCAAATAGGCCCTCAATCCCCTGTGGATAGAAGAACGCTTTATCAGTAGGCACTCCAATGGTTGCAGTGCCACCATAACGGCGGAACGTAATACCACCAAAGGTGAACTCATCGACCGCCCTGCCCCGCAACTCATTGGCAGCGGCCGTGTTAAGATAAGTCTCACGGATTTCCTTATGCGCCACGAGATCCGCAAAGAATGCAGAACCACATTCCGCGCGAAGTTGCACAGGTCCGACCGCAAGCCCACCCAAGCTATCCTCAACACTTTCAATTAAGGCTTGGCAACGCTTGCGCAGCGCACCTGAAGCCGGTGACTGATTATCGAGATCAAAATCGATCTCAGTCGTAGGCGTGATCCCAAACTCATCAGCGAAATTGATTACCACCGAATTGTCACGAGGATCTTTAACCAAGCCCTGAATACCGTTCAGAAGATGATACTCAAACGTTGCCTCAGCATCACTGCGCAGCCGCCGCATGCGGCGTGCGATCTCGGCTTGGGCCTGCTGGGTCACGCTCTCAGAGCCAAACTCGCGAATACCTTGGATCTCTGATGCCCATAGCACATCTTGCTTTTTGAACTGACGACACACAAAGGCCCGCACCTGCCGGCTTTCCGGCGTCTGCTGATCATAGCCTCCGCCGCGTTCTGAAAATGGGATGAGTGAGAGCGTGCCGTCGCGGCTTTCAATCACGACAGTACGCGTGCGTACGCCGCGCTCTGAAAACAAATCAGAGCTAGAGAGCGTGGCGGGCTTGAAAGGAATGTTTTCCAGGGCGCGAGTGAGTTCGATGACGGAGAAGGCATCGCCTTCAAAGATATCCATGGTGGCCATAAGCCAGCCTCCTTAATGTAATGGGTTGGGGGCTACGCCTTAGCGCAGAATAATGCCAATTGAGGCGAGTGCCGTGGTGGCGGTCGTAATCTGGGCCTCGGTTGCACCATCGGGCCAAACAAGGTCGTGACGATTGACGATGGCAGGACCCCGGAGAAGTATAACTGCGGGCGCATCAGCTGCGCTCGCATCCACAGAGTCCCACAGGATGCCAGAAGCGTTCTGACTGCCGTTGGACGCGCCAGGTGCAAAGCTTGTGTATTTCCCACCGGTGGTAATTCTTCCAAGTACCGTGCCAGGCTCAAGCTTACCTGCGCCAGAGGTTATAGTAACGGTTTCGCGAGTGTAATCACGCAGCACTTCCCAGACGAGAAAGCCGCCCGCGTGTTTTCCTTCTGTGAGCATCGTCATAAGCGCTTATCCTTTTTGGCGAAATGTACGGGCGATGACCTCGCCCCAGGGATTTGTGGAGACTGTTTGTCCGGGTTGAGCATGTGCCGCTGTGATGTCTGGGGTTGCCTCAGCTTTGGCCGCGAGAAGGCGGTTGCGAACAACTTCGAGGTCTGCGTCTTCCTTGAGCAAGCGCCCTGCCATCTGCGGCTGACCAGCCAGCCTGCAAAGATCGATAACCGCACCAGCATGTGCGATGGCGTCGGCGCGAATAGCAGCGGCGTCAGGTGCTGCGTTGGCAGATGTAATGCAGTTCTCCGTCCCGCTCGATTGGGTGTTTTGCTCTGCAACACCCTCCCCCTGCTCATTTGCAGATGTGGTTTTATCGACCACGTCTGAAGAAGTAACATTCTCTGCGTGAACCTTGGTTGCGGGATCAGTTGCAGTTGCAAGATTGCCAACTGCCTCTACTTCGTTCTTTTCCAGAACGATGTTGCCTGGAACGATGTCGTCGCTCATTGCCGCACCTTGTGCAGCGACCAACTCCGCAAGCGCAGTCGGAGCATTGCGGAACTGTGCGATATCAAAGCTGGCGGCAATCCGCACCGGCTCTGCCATGCGGGTGGCCAGCCCTGCCTCCAATGCATCTTTTGCGTCAAACCATGTCTCTGCCGTCAGCAGTGCTGAGATTTCATCTTCGGGTTTGCCCGATTTAGCGGCATAGCCCCGCGTCATGCTGGCGGCGATCTTGTCCAGTGTACCGGCCATGTCGCGCATATCAGCAGCCGTGCCCATGACAATTCCAGACGGGTCATGGATCATCAGAAAAGCATTTTCCGGCATGACGATCTCGTCGCCCGCCATGGCAATGTAGCTTGCGGCCGAGGCTGCAATGCCATCAATCCAGACGGTGATCGTGCCTGCGTGCCGTGTCAGGGCGTTATAGATGGCCACCGCATCAAAGACTGAGCCGCCAGGGCTGTTAAGGCGCAAATCAATTGGCGCATCATCAGGCAGCGCACCAAGCTCAGCCAGAAAGCCTTTTGCGCTGACGCCGTAAGCGCCGATTTCATCATAAATCAGCACTTCCGCGCCCAAAGCTCGGGCGCGGATCGTATACCACGTGTTCATCATTTTACTCCTGATTTGTAGCGGGATCGATTGTAGTCGCGTCCTCACCCTTTTTCGCTGTCAGCTCCGTCGGCTGGATGAGGCCGACGCATTGGCGTGGCCCGCGCACCTTGCGTCTCGCCGGGGCTCGTACGGTAACTTAGGCCCAATTGCTTGGTGCGCGCGGCATCGGCTGCGTTTTCGCGGTCGACTTCTTCGACATCATAGCCGGTGGCCTCGACCACCTTGCGTCTTGAGGTAATGCCGGCCTCCATCGCCAACACCTGCGCCTGAATATCTTTGAGCGGATCAACCCAATCCCAACGGGGCGGGATCCACTGCACCACGCGCGCAGCCGCCAAGTCAGGGAGCTCCAATCGACCCGCCAGCCGCGCAGTCTCTAGCCAGCGACGCCAAATCGGTCGGCAGAGCTGATGCGCGATCACCCCATGCTGCAATTGTTGCACGCGGCGGCGGAACTCGACCAGTTCTGCCCTCAGGCTCGAATAGTTCGCCTGCCGCACATCGCCGGTGACGAGGTGATACGGCAGCCCTAGTGAGGCAGAGACTGCCAGCAATGTGCGATACTGAAACGCCTCATAGCCGCCGCCGACATCAGCCGGACTTGAGAACTTCACATCCTCGCCCGGCAACAGAACCTGCATGGTGCCAGGCTCAAGGCTCGCCATGGCTGCGCCATCAAGATCCGCCTCGCCCTCGCCCATCATTGGATCTTCCGGCGCTGTCTTGGTGATAAAGCCAGCAAACATTGCCGCTGTCTTTTTGCGATCAAGCTCGGCATCATCATACTGATCGAGCAGAAACAGCCGGACCATGGCGGGTGCGACATGCGGCAGGCCACGGATCTGCCCCGCATCAATGGGCCGGTAGATGTGTAGCACATCTTCGGCAGGCACGCGCACAGTTTCTGGTATCGCGACGCGGTGATCCGTGCTGTCGCCCGGATGACGGCGGCGGAAGTGATACGCCACTCGCCTCCCAATCAGGTCAAACTCGATCCCGCAGCGGATGCGGTTCCCGTTTGGGGCCGTCTCGGTCTTCTCAAACGGCAGCATTTCCGATTGTAAGAGCTGCATCTGCAGCGGCACGAGCAAGCCATCTTCAGCCCGTCGAGGCCGCATCCGAACAAAACACTCACCCGCCACAAACATCTCGCGGGCAACCATGGCCTGCAGACCATAAAAATCCGTCAGCCCGTCAGCATCCGCCTCATCAGTCCAGGCGAGCCACATCCGTTGAACGCGGTCCCGCAGGCCCGCATCCTCAATCAACGATGAGGGCTTAATTCCATCTCCCACCATGTTTGACGCAAAGGCCTCGCAGGCATTCGCCGCATAGCCGTTGGTGACCACAAGTTCCCGCGAACGGGCAAGAAGCTTCGGCCCGCCCGACGCAACGAGCGCGTTGATGTTTTCAAGAGGCGGATTCCAGCCTCGCAGCCGCCGCTTTGCCATCGCCCCTTCAAGCCGCGCGCGCATGGCATCAGGGCCGTTCAACTTTGGGCGGCGAAACATGTCGAAGAGTGCCATCTGATCAGAGCCCTTTGGCCGTCGTTACGCGGACGTGCCGAACCATGCGCCGTCCCTCAGTAGAGGCGATTTCGCGATCCAGTGCCTCAATCGCACGGTCGATCTCGGCAACGCTGCGATAGTCCACAGTCTTGCCGTCATAGCTGACGCGGGCGACGCCGGAGGATCGCTGCGCCGAGAGGGCCTCGCGGCGGGTGCGAAGATCAGGAATAGTGGTCATTTATCACCCCATGTAAGTCGATCGCATTGTCCGCCGCCGCGCAGACGGACGGGGGGATGATTTCAAAGGCACGTCACCAACAGGCCCAGAGGCCTCTACAGCAAGCTGCCGTTCCAACTCCTGCCACCGCGCATCAGACCACCGGTCCGCACCAGCGATCCAAGCAGCTGCCCGCGCATAGACACGGCAATCTAGTGCCTCATTGCGCTCGCGCAGCTTTTGCCATTCGAGCTTTGCAAATCCACGCTTGTTCTTGACGGTGACCAGCTGCTCGGCCGTCAGCTGCTTGAGCCATTCACTGTCGGCCCAATTTGGCAGATGCACTGTTCCCGCTGGAAACGAAGATCCCGCGGTGATTTCCTCTGGCGTCGGGCGATCCTGGCGCAGGAAACGATAGGTTTCCGCTTTGAAGGTCGAGGTTGCCACCGACCAGAGCCGCGCACCGCGCCGCAGCCGCTTGCCGCCAATCGTGGCATCCACAAAGGTTGGTCCCGTCACCGGGCTTGCGCGGTTGAACCCCTCAAGTCCCTTGACCGGTGCGACCTGTCCAAACCCCATCTGCCGCGCCCAGCCGTAGACCGCGCTGGTCTCATAGCCTGTATCGATCGCCAGTTTTGCAATGCTCAGGTGCTGGCCGCTGGCGTGTTGCCAAGTCTGCCCCAAAAGCTCGGAGAGTTTCTGCCAGCATGCCGAAGCTCCGGGACCACCCTCAATAACAACATGATCGATGAGCCAACTTTGCAGCCCCCTACCCCAGGCCCAGACATCAACCTCAATCCGGTCCTTTTGAACATCCGCGCCTGCTGTCAGAAACAACCCATCGGCCGGCACAGTGCCGGGTGTCCACTCTTCCTTCTGCCCCTGCAGGCGTTGCCAGTCGGGTGCCTCACCACTTTCCATCCAGGTCTCACCCAGCGATGTGTTGATGAAGGTCTTCATCATATCATCACCGCCAGCCCGCGCCGACAGGTAGGTTTTGACCATCGCAGCCAATCGAACCCAAGGCGAATAAAGCTCGTTCAGATGGAACCCGGCTGTGCCCGCAAAGGGCTGCTCAGCAACCCAGTGCCCCTTTGACACTGCCGCCCAGCGGACCTCGTCGCGCCAAGCTGCATCGCAGTCAACGCAGTGATACCGTGCAGTGTCCGGCTTGTGGCCGCCATCCTCGCCCTTGTCCCATTTGACCTGTGGCCAGATCAGGATTTGATCATACCCACAGTCGGGACATGGCACCCAGAAACGGCGCTGATCACTTTCCTCAAACGCCGTCTCGATCCGGCTCGCGCCCTTGTTCGTCGGCGTTGAGACCAGCACGATCTTGCGGTTCCAGAACGTCACGGTGCGCTTTCTTGCAAGGTTGACCGGATCGCCCTCGGCCCCCGCGCTGAACGGGTAGCGATCGACCTCATCACAAAGCAGCAACCGGATCGGACGACTTGCCAGACCAGAAGGTGCGTTGGCACCCACAATGGTTAGGTGGCCACCCGGAAACCGTTTGTGCAGGATCTTGTTGTTCCCATCCCGTGATTTGGGGTTGGCAATCTTGTCCTGTAAACAAGGCGTATCTCGCGCCATTGGTGAGAAGCGGTCCTTCGACCAGGTTTCAGCGTCCCGCTCTGTCGGCATCACCACCATGATCGGTGCCGGGTCATGGTCTATGTGAAACCCAACCATATTGAGTATAGATTCCGACTTACCAATTTGACTGCCCGACATGATCACAACAGTTTCCGCTGTGGGATCCGAGATCGCGTCCATAATCCCGCGCTGGTATTCGGCGCGGCTTGTCCGCCATTGGCCAGGCTCGGCACTGGCCTCAGAACTCAGCCGTCGGTTCTGGTCCGCCCAATCGCTGATCGTCAGGTCCGGCGGTGGTTTCAGAGCCGCTAGTGCCCTTGTCACCGTCCGTTTCAGGATCGCTGAGCCCATCAATGTCAGGGTCGGTTTTAAATTCAATGTCTGGCTCTGCGAGATCATCAAGCACCTCGCGAATGGCGGCACGAATAAGGTTACGGGTATCTCCGACTGTGGATTGCTCAAATACCTGTGGAGCCAGCCGGTCAGGCAGCGCCAACAGACGGGTTCTCAAAAGCGCCAGTACGGCGATCCAAGCCGCTTCAACCTGGTCGGCTGCAATCAGAGATCGGCGCTTTTCTTTCGCTTCCATTTCCGCAAGGTCGGCGCGGGCCCGGATAAAGCGCGCCCGTTCGGCGGCATAGTCGGGCGCACCCGCCTGCGCCTTCAGCGCCTGATCGCGCAGGTAGCGCACATATCCACGCACCGACCCGATCAGATCATACTGACCGCGCTCCGCCTTCGGGATCACCCCCTCCCGGCTCAGCTGCTGAACCCTGCGCTCCGACAGATCAAGCAGCTTTGCGATCACACCGATGGGTTGGGTGGCTGCTGACATAAAGTGATCCTACAGGTTTGAAATGAGCCATGTTATTGCTACGATTATAGTGGATAGAGCGCCCCAGTAGAGCGAAGCTGATTGCATCAAACAACGCAGCTAGGAGCCGCCAATTTGCCCCACCTCAACCCGCAACAAACGCACCGCCATCAGCTCCGCACCGCAAAGGAGCAACGCAACCACGACGCAGCGCTTGCCGCCTTCCTCGGCAAAAAGGCCGAGATCGACGAGATGCTCGCCCGCTTGGCACACCTCAGCGATAACCATTTCAACAGCCATCCCGACGAGATCAACTGGGGCGACGTCGGCACTCTCGAGCACTATGCCAGCCTGCTTAAAAACATCACGGACAACGCCTTTAAGGAAGGCGAGCATGCAGTGTAATCAGCCACATAATCCGAAGCTATCATGATGACGACCGCTGCAAGCCCCCGACAAACCAAGCTACAGACAATTATCGATATGCTGCGCAGAGACGAAGGTGCCACAATTGCCGAGATTGCCGCAGCTACCCAATGGCGAGCACACACCGTTCGCGGTGCAATGTCAGGTGCGCTTAAAAAACGGCATGGCCTCAAGATCACATCACAACTCGATGCGATCCGCGGCCGCATCTACAGGCTGCCTGACACTAAGGTAATGTTCAAAACCACAAGGGCTGCCCACTACACCTATGCCAATGGCCTGCTCGTCCTCGGCCGTACCGAAACACTTAATGTGTGACTTCTCAGTAACTCAGCTACCTTTAAGCCCAGCCCTTTCTTGTAGAATCCTGCGGCATGCCAATGATTGTTGGCGAGGATTCGCCTGTATGAAACCTCAACTGCTCAAAGTGGTGCACCCCCGCGCCACTTTAAGCTGCCTCAGACTGGGCCAGCCTTGTGCTGGCCCTTTTTTATTTGCCCTCTTTGAGAGCTGCCGTGATCTGTGCACGCGTAATACCAAATTGCCGGGACAACGCAGCAGGCTTCACACCTGCTTGGATAGACGACCGGATCAAGCCGATCTGTGATTGGGTCAACTGTGACAGGATCGGATCTGGCACGCTTTTGCTTTGCGGCTTGGCTTTCTCCTTGGGCGCCGTAAGACCGCGTCTGTCCAACTCGGTCGCCAATGCCTCTGCGAGACGCATAATGTCATGCTCAGGTAGATGCTGCAGCGAAGCCGCAAGATTTTGCGGCAGCACCGTTTTTGGCACCTCGCCTTCATCGGAGGAGCGGTGCGTGTTAAGATCCTGTTGACGACTCATACATAGAAGTATCGCGCCCTGACAATCTTTTGCCAAGAAGCTCAAACAAGCGTCGCAGCAGATATCCCCGAGCCAAAGATACGCCGACAAATGCCAAGCCGATCGTCAAATGATCACTCAAGACGGCGTCGATGCCAAACAATGGGAACACGACGATTTGCGTCACCACGGCGAGAATATATCCAACAAAAACGTTGGTAATCGCTTCAATCAGCGACATGAGGCGAGACTGTTTCATGCGGCCACACGCTCAGCTTTCAGGGCATCGAAGGTCTGCTCGCCTCCCTCAAGTATGGCCTGTTGCCCCGTAAACTGCTGCCACCGCTCTACAGCAACATCAACATAAGCGGGGTTTAACTCGATCCCGTAGCAGACCCGCCCCGTGG